CTCGGGAAGACGTGGTCGGCACCAAGCTTATAAAAAGCTTTCCGTGCCTTATACGTGTAAGTCTCAAAGGTATAACCACCCCATCCATCCTCCCTTTTAATAGGAGTACGAGTGTAGTCACCAAGAAGGTGACCGTCCCCATATCCATCGGGTCCGAAAATCCGTAGACTCACGTCTATGAATTCCAGAAGAAGGCTGGCGGGTTCCGGCTGCTCCGTTCTCATGTAGTAGTTGTAAAGAACGAAACATGTATGACCGGATAATACGTCCTTAATATAACAAGGACGCACATCGATTCCCGATAAGTAGTCCTTCCCGCATGACTCACGGAAAGGCCCAGTCCAGTAACTCTTTGCCCTATTAAGGAGAAAACCACAGGAGGTTAACACCCTCTCGAGGAGCGGGACGGCATAAACGGGGACAATTATGTCGTCTCCGAATACATTTACCTGCTGGTGATCTTTACCTTCTACGCACGCTCTTGCGAGCACGTAGAATATAAGACTTTCCAGCGGAAATGTAAAGCCGTTACCCATTGAAGAGAACTTTTCCAGTCGGATAACTCCCCCATCGGGGCCGGTGACCATCCCCGTTCGAAACGAACGGAGAAAATCCCACCATTCTAGAGGAAAGAGACTTTCCACTAGGCCGGTTGCCACGGTATCCGAAGCACTACTCAGGTCCAGTGTTGCTAAAGCACCGGTAAGGGAACCTTCCTTTGCCAGACGCTGATTTCTCGTCTGATCTGAAAGGTCCACGCCCTTCTTGCGAAGCCGAGACGCGATCACATCGCCGATCCCCAACTGAACCATAGAGTTCAGCATGGGCTCGACGCAGATGGTACGATCGGTCTTCGCGGATTTCGGGACGAAGTCTACCCTGCCGCGTTCAATTGCGACAGTGCAGGAGACGCTTCTCTCGTCGGGTGCAACCCCAGACCAGTTCGGCATCTCAGACAATACGTCACTCGCGTAACGTACAGCCTCTTCGCTACAGGCGAACACCTGCGACAGCTTACGCCGTGCAGATGCATCTTTCTTTTTGACCTGTGTGGTCGCACCAGGGCCAAAGCGCAGTTTAAGCTCGTCAAGACTCGGGAGGTCTCCTAAGATCTCTACTATTTTCCGCTGAGCTCGGTACAGTACCGACTCAACGTCAGGGTGAAATTGGAATCCACCTTGATTATAGGACCGGAAAATCTCATTTGTCTGACGACAGAGCGCTTCAGCCTCTACGGCTTTCTTCCAGGCAACCGCCTTCGTATCGATTCCCAAGTCAAGATCACGTCGCTTCGAAAAGAACGCGAGTACTTGACGCAGGTTTCTACACTCAAACGGCGTTAGCCCGTCGTAGCAAAGCTCGTAGTGGCACAGGCCTGAGAGGTCTTGTCTTTCGACAAGAGCCTTAACCTCAATAACCTGCTTCTTCGCAGAATCTAATTGCGATAGATGCCAACCGGAAAGGAGAAAGACAACCTCATTGCTGAACTTAGTGTTCGAGCATTGGTCCCAGCGTGTAAAACGCATTTGGCTTCCTTTAATTTGGAAAGTTAGGGATCTTTTCCCGCTGACTGGCCTCCCGGCCAGGTCTCTTGTGACTTACGTCGCGGAGATCAGCGAGTCGAACAGTTCACTGAACGGCCCAGTCGTCGCAGCGGCCACCGACGTCGAGATGTTATTCCCGATGTTGATGCCCATCATGCGATTGAGGCGCCGGCTGGTAACGGTCGACCGCGGGTGAGCAAACTCGGTGACAATGAACTTGTCCTCGAATGCCACCTTTGGCGCAGCCGTATAGCCCGCCGCGTTCTGATTGAGGATCGCCTCCATCACGGGGGTGACCACAGTCATCTCGCATTTCCACACACCGCTCTTGAGCAGGGTCAGCTTCATGCTGGCCCGCACCTGAGCGTACGTGGGAACCGAGGCTACAACCTCTCTCCACTCTGCCGTGACCTCGTCGTCCTTTCGGGTGACGGATACCGGCGTGAGTGTGTGTGAGACAGGAGTAGCGGCACCGTCAAAGACGGTGATATTTGCAATGGCAGACAATTAAGTCTCCTAATTAAGTAGAAAGGAAAGTCATCTCTTCATTTGGCTGAGAAGAGCGACCGCGTTTGCACAGTGTTTCCACGAGGCTACTTTATCGAGAGTTTTAAAGCTCGGTAGAGGAACAGCGAGGGTGGTACTAACAGTACGATCGACATTGAGTTCGGTTGTGTAACCGTCCCAACTTCCACTATATGTTGTATAGTGGTTGCCGCTGCCTGTTTGAGGACACCCACCGCCATACGACGTAGTGATACGCCTAGTTTTGGTGGTGACGAATGTGCCCGATAGCGCACTAGCTAAAGAGCGTCCAGCAAGATAGTTGCCGACCGGGATAAACCAGTCGATAACGAATGACCATGGGAGCAACTCCCATGCGACGCTTGCCGGGTCCGTCAAGCCCGAGAGTTGATAAGGATCAACCTCGGTGAGCCTAGCAATGATTTGCGATTGGACGAGTCCTTTCGCTTGCCATTGATTGGTGACTTGACTACCAGAAGGCCAGGGCACTAGGCCGAGGACCTTTCGGTGGTGGACCTTATAGGTCTGAACCATCGGATAGTTCAGGAGCTTTGCAAGAAACTGCGCGGCCCCCTCCGTATCTTTCAGGAGCGGTAACCAACCATACTGCAGAGCGAGCCAATTGGCAGATATGTCCTTTCGAGGGGACAGTCTCTTACCTGT